TCTTGAACGATCTTGTTTCTTCATTACCAACTTCAATGCCTCTGGTGTTAGTATCCTTCTCTTTCTACCGTTCGGTATCTTCTTTCTACCTTTACCAACTACATCATAATCATCGATCCACATTGTCCTGAATACAAAATCATGAATATCGTTGATTTCGTCATAGTAAATTACAATTGCCTCTTCATCTATCAATCCCTGTAGCTCAGAATCCTTCACCCATCCTAGTAGTTTAGTATATGTTTTACCATCCTGTGCTAGCTTCTCCCTTGCAGAACGTGCCACTGTGGTAATATCTAGCTCCCCTGTACTCCAACGTGTTAAAAGTTCCTTTACGTTCATCTAATTGTATACTTAAATAAATTCATCCGGATCTATCTCGTCTTCCCATCTCCGCTGGTTTAACCAAGTGGTTGGGAATGGTATAAATTGCACTTCCTGCCATTGTTCAGTTATTTCGCTGTCACTTACACTTGAAAGGATTCTCTTGAATAATACGTCAGCTTCAGATTCAGATTTCAATCCAGAGAAAATTCTAATAAAAGATTCCTTGGCTTTACTCTTCCCTTTCTTCTTGGGATATAATTTCCAGAACTCTTCAAATGCTTTATTTATTTTTTCTAAGAATGATCTCTTTTGCTCTTTCTTTTGTAATCTTTCTTTTGTAGTGTCTTTTGTGTGTCTACTTAACTTGACTAGTTCCGTATCAAAAACTAGACTAGTTGACTCAGGAAACTTGACTAGTCTAATTCTGTTGACTAGTTCCCAAGAGGATACGTTCTTGTTGAAAAGCCATTCGTTACTTTGTTTCTTGCTTGTTCCTTTCTTAACTAGTCTAATTATGTTGACTAGTTGAAGTTGCTTCAAACAATTACTGATTGTTTGTCTAGACCTGCCTGTTAGTGCGATTAGTTGACTATAGCTTATTTCATCTGAAGATTTGCTCCATCCGTTGGTTTTACGCAAAATAGCTAATGCGACTTGTAGCTCAGCGGCAGATAATTTGCAACTCATCAAGACTTCTAAAACATCATTTTCTATTTTAGTGAATTTAGCAGTGGTCATTGCAGTTTGCTCTCCCGATTAAGTAGATTAAAATGTAGATTGTTAGATAGGAAGCTTAACGAAGAAACTTTGGGAGAGACTTTGTTGCGTTCCTATCTAACAATCTACACTCTAAATTCATTGATGATTCTCTCCCATTAATATTAAGTTCTGTATTTAATTTACTCTTCCGTTTTTATAATGTCAAGAGTAAATCTTACTTACTGGTTTTTATGAGAATTTAACTATTCCAACTATTCGCAACTATTCGGCACTATTGCGAATAGTTAGGAATGGTTAGGAATAGTAAGCATGGGACATTTTCTTAACGGACTTTCGTCCTGTTTGCAACGGCTCACATTTTGTGGTAAGTTGTTTGTATTAGTACCATAAACATGGCTAAAAAAGACGAAAAGATAGCCCCAAATAAAACTGGGAGTAAAAGGGATGATAAGGGTAGATTTTTAAAAGGCACAGTTCCAAATCCTTCTGGTCGCCCTGTTGGAACAGTTTCTCTTGTTCACATGATGAAGTTGAAACTTCAAGAGGAATATCCAGAGAAGAACAAGGGCAACTTGAAGAGTCGAAAAACTTATGCCGAGAAATTAATAGAAACCATTTTTTGTCAGGCAGTGGATACAGGAGATCAAGCACAGATTAAAAACATATTGCAGTATGTTGAGGGTATGCCGAAACAGCCGATTGATTTGGGAAACGCTGATGGCAAGCCATTTGAGGTTAATGTAACCGTTACAGATTAAATCCGCTATATGGATATAACAATCACAAAGTTACAGAAAAAATTTATTGATTCGAGAATAGAGGAAACTCTGTTTGGTGGCAGTGCTGGTGGTGGTAAATCATACGGACAGCTAATTGATGCTTGGCTGTATGGACTTGAGTTTGAAGGAAGTAAGCAACTAGTACTTCGTAGGACATTCCCTGAGTTAAAGCGTTCTCTTATATTGCAATCTTTTGAGATTTATTCACAAGAGATGGCTAAGTATCACCAATCAGATCATAAGTGGACAATTGGGAATGGAAGTACAATAGAGTTTGGATATTGTGATAGTGAGGGAGATGTAACGAAATATCAGTCTGCAGAATATGATGTGATACGTTTTGATGAGCTTACTCATTTTACAGAGTATCAATACACGTATCTAAAATCACGTATTCGTGGTGTGAATAATTACCCTAAAATGATGAAGGCTTCAACTAATCCTGGTGGCGTTGGTCATCTATGGGTTAAGGAGAAATTCATAGACAACAAAGAGCCCGGAAAAGTATATACAGATGAGTTTGACAATAGATCTATATTTATTCCAGCAAAGATTCAAGACAATAAATTCTTGATGGAGGCAGACCCTGATTATGTTAAAAGACTTGAACAGTTAGATGAGAACACAAAGAAAGCCTTACTTTATGGTGATTGGGATATATTCGAGGGGCAATACTTCTCCGAATTTAACAAAGAGAAGCACGTAATTAAGCCGTTTGAAATTCCTCAAAACTGGGCGAGATTCAGGGGGATGGATTGGGGATACAATGACCCCTGTGCTATCTTATGGTTTGCAGTGTCGCCAGATAGCCATGTTTACGTATATCGAGAGATGTATGTCAATGAGACTTTATCAAGTGATGTGGCAAAAGAGGTTGTTAAACTATCAGTAGATGAGTATATAGATTATACAAGTGCCTCGCCTGATATGTGGGCTAAGCGAGGTCGTGGAGGATTAACAGGTGAGACTACGGAAGAGGATTTCTCAAGCAACGGAGTTCCGTTGATTCGTGCAGATAATCAGAGGATTTTAGGTTGGCAAAGAATAAGAGAGTTTTTATCAGATTCCCCTGATGGAGAACCGTATTTGCAAATATTTTCAACATGTGTTAATTTAATCAGAACTCTACCAGGATTGACTTATCATCCGAACAGAACAGAGGACGTAAGCGATAAAGACGAGGATCACGCACCAGAGGCACTACGATATGGGCTTATGACAAGACCTTCGCCGAAGAAACTAGAGGAAAAGAGCAAGGCTTATACATGGGACTGGTGGGAACAGCAAATAGAAGCTCAAAAAAATAAAGAAGAATATTAATTTATAAAAATAACCGCTATGATTACCACCATTTTTATTATTTATATAATTTACAGGCTTGTAAGAACTTTTCTTAGAATGTGTGAAGAATGAAAGAATATATACTAGAACAATTAGAGCAGATTTCAAGATTCTTGGGATTAAGACTTAAATTCTCTGGGGGTTTTAGCGTGAGATTTGAGACAGATGCTTATAATTTAGAAAAAAGTAAGAAAGAAATTGCTATAATAGAAGATGGAAACAGAGTACTAGAAGTCTATTGGGAAGATCCAGAAGACAGAGACTCTGGCAGGGAATTCATTTGCGATGTGTATGAGGCAGAGGATAAAGCTAAATCTCAGGCAAGATTGTATAAAGGCTTGTTATCCAAAATCAAAGATGGTACTTTGGATATCAAGAGATATATGAAACCATTTTGGAAAGACAAATATGGTGATGGTGTTGCAATAACTAGCTCAGGATTAATAATACCAAAATGAAAAATAACGAGCTTTTAAGGATACTAAAAAACAAGAAATCACTCGCCAAGAAACATAACCAAAAATATCATACCAAAATCAAAAATGATAGATCATATTACGACTGTACTGTTGAGGGCAGTGTTGATTACCCTCTTGCGAATGTGGCTGCCTCGAATATCATCAATAACTACAAACAAGCAGGAGAAGACCTCCACCTAACAGACGAGAATCCAGAAAACATCCAGTGGCTATTTATATCCAATGCAATCTTAAAAGATGCAGAGGCTAAATACGATTTGAAGAATGCCAAGTCTAATATGCTTACGGATTTTGTTTCTGGTGGGAAAGGTATAATCAAGGTTGTAACTGAGGTAAAGACGAAGAAGAAGGATTTAGGATTGATTGATAAATTCAAAGGGTTGGTTCTACCTGGCACTGTTGAAGAGGAAATTGTAGACGATAAATTATTACACGTTGATTGTATAGACCCATTGAAGTTCTATCCAATGTCAGATGCAGGAAAAACGCTTGAGAACTCATGTGTTTTTGAAGAGATACTCAAGAGCAAAGAGGAGATAGAAGCAACTTATAATATAAAAATAAGTGATGACGATTTGCTCGATTTGACTACAGGTGATAAGGATTTAGACGAGGGTTTATCTGCTGGCGAGAAAGAAGTCGGCAAGAAAATAAAACTCTGGATATGTTGGTCACCTTATGCTTTAGATGGTAAAAAGAAACAGGAAGGCTCATATTATCTGTTCTCTAAAAACAAGGTGTTTAGCAACAAAGCAATGCAGTACAATCCGTACGTTATGTTTTTCAATCATGAATATGCAGACAGAGACAAGGAATTGCAACCTTATGGTGATATTAGACTAATTAAACCTCTTGTAGAATATCTAAACGATATTAAACAAGATACTAGAAGATATGTTCGTAGAGTTGCAAGAAGTAAATGGGTTGTTCAAAAAGGAGCAGATGTTGATGTTAATTCTTTGAAAGATCCTAAGGATGGAGTAATAGTTGAAGCGAAACAGATGGGTGCTATTGCTGCACTTGAAGTTCCACAGCTTAATCCAGCCGTTCTGATGTATGCTAATGATACAGAAAGATTTATAGAGATGATCTCTGGAATGGTTGGCGGAGATCAGACAATGCAGGGTGTATCGACAGCGACAGGACAAGCAATTGTTGCACAGCAAGGTGGTACGAAACTTGCAGGAGGATTTGACAATATTGCATGGGGAATGGAAAAGGTTTATAGATTAATTCTGTGGAATATCTATCAAAATTACGATGACGAAATGATAATCGAGGTTGTTGGCGAGGATTTGGTAAGACAATTTCAAGAGGCAGAAAGATCTTATGCCGAAAGAAGTGGTTTATCACTTGATCCTGGAGAATTTAAGAGTGATTCGGTTCGAGAGGTAATAGCTAATACGGACAATACTCCACAAGGAGAAAAGCCATTTGATATAACACAAAAGAGAGAAGGAAATGTTCTCGTGGTTAAGTTACGAAAGAATGCTATTGTAGAAGCTCCAAAGATTAAAGTGACGATAATGCCACAAACTAATAAAGAAATACGATTGAAACGTGCTGTAGAGCTTTATGGATTAACCCAGAAAGACCAATCAGCTAATAGTACAGAAGTTTTGAAGATTGTGGCTAGAATGATGGATGTAGGAATAGATCCCGAGAAGTTAGTTGCTACACAACAGCAACTGATGCAAAGACAACAACAGGTGGCAGGACAAGCACCACAGCAAGGTGTTCCACAATTAGGTGGAGTTGGCGGTGAAACTGCTGGTAATATTTCAGGAGAGGCTGCAGCATTATGAACTTATTAACAGGAACGCTACAAGATTATAATTTGAAGGGAATATTGAGACCTGATGGTATGTACGCTGCTTATGAGTCTGCAAAAAAAAAGAAACTTAAAAAGAAGAAAACAAAGAAAAGCAAAGGAAAGTCCATTGCCAAGATATTAATTGAGGTAGATGTAAAGGTTGAATAAGATAACACTAACGCCAGATATGGCAAAGAAGTTAGGTCTTGACTTAAAAGCAGGTGATGATGTTGCAATAATGATTAAAGGCAAGGTATCCAATACTGATAAGGATTTGCTTGTTGATGTTGAAGATGTAAGAGGTAGCATGATAGATAGTGCGATGTTGACAGATGATGGAGATAAAGATTATTCAAAAATGGCTAGAGCGTTTAGATTAGCAGGCAGAAAGAATGAAAGAGGATCAAGTGATAGACCAGACGGCAAAGGATCAGATGGACAAGTTGCTGATGGAGGAGAAGATGAACAAGAACGAGATGGCGAAGAGTCATAAGTTTGTATCTCGTGGAGGAAATATGATAGAGTGTACTGAATGCAACCTGAGGCACGGAGGATTAATAAATTCAGGAAGGGAAGAGTTGAGAGACGATGGTCATGTTTATGCGATAAGATCTTTCGGAACATTTAGCAAAGGTGATTTAATTCTTTAACAATTTGATATAACCGCTAAGTTCATTTAGGTTTTCCTAGATGGAGGATTCTTAGCGGTGTCCTTCATCTAAGAGAGCCGAAAGGTTCTCTTTTTGATAGCTCTTTAGAAACAGAATAGAGAGGGTAAGGATAATGTTGGGGAATGGTTTTTGCCCTCTCCATTCTTATTCTAACCTTTTTAATAGTGGATAATTCTAATCCATGAACCCCGCAAGGGACAATTCGTATTTTATATTTAGAACCCATAACTAAAATGGATGGAGAAGAAACTACAGTAGCCTCGCAAGAGACAACTACTGATGAAACCGCTGCAGTTTCAGAAGACACAAATGCAGAAGTAGAAACGACTGATTCGCAAGATGATGTAGTGTCTGCGGAAGTTTCGGATAGACCTGAATGGCTACCAAGTAACTTTAAGAACCCAGAGGATTTAGCGAAGAGCTACTCTGAACTTCAATCAAAGTTAGGCGACCACAAGGCAACCGAAGAAAAAGCTCAATTGCTGGATAGGTTACTTGAGAACCCAGCGCTTTTAGCACAACAGAATAGGCAACCGCAACAGCCAGTGCAACCACAAGTGCAAATGGATAAAGAAGGTCGCAGAGTGGTTACAGACGAAGAGGTGAGAGGATATACATTTGAAGATACTCGAAACCTACTGCTTGAGGACATGAAAACATTGCTGAAACCATACGAACCTGTAAGGGAGGGTTGGCAACAACAACAAAGTGATGCTCAAGTAAAGGCTCAGGTAGATCAAATCTACACGAAGTATCCAGATGTAAAAGATAACACCGCCTTAGAGGATTTAATGGCTGGCAATATCGCAAGAGGTCTGCCAGTTGATCAAGCATATACAACAGCTAAGGAAGCGTTGACGAAAGAGTTTGATACATTGAGAGCATCTCTAAAGAAGGAAACAGCGGAAGCCAAAGCAAAAGGGGGAGATGTTAGTTCCTCTGGTGTAGTTGGAAACAACAAAAAAGCTAGGACAATTCAAGAGGCAGCAGAAATAGCAAGGAGCAAAATAGGTAAGTAATATATGAGTTTTTAATATTAATGAACGCAAGTTACACAGAACTGCTTTCAACAACATTAAAAGAATACAAAAATCAGTTGGTCGATAATATTTTCGACTCTAATGCTGCATTCTTCTTAATGAAAGAAAAGCAAAAAATGTCAAGTGGTGGTGAGAGAATTGTTGTTCCAATAATGTATGCAACCAACGAAACAGCTGGTAGCTATTCTGGTTATGATGAACTAGATGTAACAGCACAACCTGCAGTAACAGTTGCAGAATATAACTGGAAACTGTACTACGCTTCTATCACAATTTCAGGTGAGGAAGAGATGAAGAACAGAGGAGAAAGACAAATCATCAACTTGTTAGAATCAAAAGTAAAACAATCAGAAATGTCTTTAGTCGCTGACTTAACTACAGGATTCTTTGGATCTGGTTCAGATTCGGATGATATTGTAGGTGTAGATGCTGCAATTCAAGAGACTGGTACTTACGGTGGAATTGCTGGTGCTACACATGCTTATTGGAGAGCTGATACAGACGAGACAGCAGAAACGCTATCTTTAGCTGATATGACCAATACATTTAACTCTTGTTCAAAAGGTGGGACTGATAGTCCTGATATTATAGTTACAGACCAGACTTTATATGAAAAATATGAGTCATTAATGGCTGCAAAGCTTAACATCAACTATGAATCAAGATCAAAAGCAGGAAAAATGCTTGGAGATGCTGGATTTACAGCACTTGAGTTCAAAGGAAGACCTTTAGTATGGGATGAGAATTGTACTTCAAGCAATATGTACTTTATCAACTCAAAGCATTTATATTTCCATGTAATGGAGGGACGAAACTTTGAGACGACAGAATTTATCAAGCCAACAAATCAAGATGCAAGAACTGCACAGGTTTTATGGATGGGTAATATTGTTTGTGATAGACGTGCTTCACTTGGGGCAATGCGAGGAAAGACTGCTTAGTGTCTTTGTGTGATTTTCGGTTGCACTATAACTAACCGATTTCTACATATAGTTTAGAAAAAGAAGAATGAAAAGTATAAATGCGACAAAGTTGGCAGCTAATGATGCAACAGCTACTGATACACCAGGAGCTTATAGACAAGCAGCTGATGGTAAGATATATAGATATGTACAAGCTGTTGATATAGCCGTTGCAAACGGATACGTTGTTACAGTCGCCGATGCAGCTGATGATTCAATAGTGAGTGCCGATGCAACAGGAGGGTCTGCAATTGGAGAAATTCCTGCAGGTGTTGGAATAGGAACAATCACAGCAGATTATTATGGATGGGTTTTAGTTAAAGGAGTTCACACTTCGGTTCTTTCTGATGGTTCAGTAGCCGCAGGAGATGGAGTGACTCCTCATGCTTCAACAGATGGTGGAATTGACACAGTTGCAGCAGGCTCAACAGTTGCTGTTACAAGTCACAATGTCTTAGGATTTGCACTTGCAGACGATACGACAACAAGAGCAGTTGTTTCTGTAAATATCTTCTAAGTTGATATTACAGTTCGAGTGTGTTAAATTAATAGGGAAGCAATAACGCTTCCCTATTTTATTATAACCGCTATGAGTAAACACCCCAAGAAGATCATGGTAGCAATGGCAACTCCTGAGTTTGTCATACCAGAATGTTACGAGTCTGTAATATATATGCTACTTGCATTCAAATCTAAATATCCTGATGTAAAAGTTGCTTATGCTAAAGCAAGTGGAGTCAGAACCGATCAGAACAGAAACTCAATGTTGAAGAGGTTTCTAGACGAAGATTATGGTGATAACGATGCTATTATGCACTTGGATGCAGATATGATTTATCCGAATGATATGCTTATAAAGTATTACGAGCATAATAAGGATGCAATGGGTTGTGTATATTTCAAAAGAAGATCTCCATTTGAACCGATTTTGTATAGGATAGTAAATGATTCAAATCATAGACCATTTCAGGCAATGGACCCTCGAGAATTACCGAAGACGGGATTACTTGAAGTCGATGCGGTTGGTACAGGCGGTTTTTGGACAAAGAAATCAGCAATCAAAAAGTTAGGTGAAGACTGTTGGTTCTATTATGGGAAGAATTTTCATTTACCTTTTGATGGTACTTATAAACAAGGACACGATATTTGGTATTGTAAAAGACTTCGAGATGTTGGTGTAGAAATATTTGTAGATATGGAAATAAGACCTGACCATATTGGGAAACAGATAATCAATGAGAGTACGTGGTTAGAGTACGTGGAGAAGCATCCAGACGAAGATAAACACAAGGAACTAGGCAAGTGTACTTTAGTATTCCCAACAGCTCACAGGGCTTCACAGTTAAATCATATGTTACAAGTGATTGGGCATAGAACTGCATATTTAAATTATAATATTTATGTAATTGCAGAGGGTAAAGAAACAATTAAGGTTTTGAAAGAGGCAAAAGCAGCAGGGTGTCCAGTTGAATGGACAGAAGTTAAGAAGTATCAAGGATATGCAAAGAGTATAAATATGGGAATAGAAGCAAATCCAGAGAGTTTCTATTTTGTATATATGGCAGATGATGTAATACCAGGAGATCAATGGTTAACACAGGCTATTGATTTTATGGAGCAGAGATTTCCATTAAGAGATGCTTTAATTTGTTTCAATGATGGATGTTGGAATGGAAGGCACGCTTCTCACGGACTTGTTAGTAGAAATACCTGGAGAAATCTGGGAAATAGTAAGTTATTTTTTGAAGGATATAAACATTATCATCCAGACAGAGAATTGACATTGAAAGCACAAAAAGAAGGTAATTATGGTTATTGTCCGAGTGCAGTATTGTGGCACAATCAAGCAAAACTTGGGCTTGCTAAGTATGATGATGTTGCAAAAGTTGCAATGTCGAGTAAAGATGAGGACACAAAACTATTTAAAGAAAGGACGGCTGCAAGCTTTCCATCCTTTTAATGGAATTTACAGGAGAAAGAGTTGTGTTTGATAAGATGAATAATAACGCCGCTGAGGTACGAATACTACGTAAGCATTTGGAAAGGTATGTGTGGGCGTTGCAATTCGTGATGGGAAAAAGCGTATTAGACGCTTCTTGTGGAACGGGATATGGGACTTGGCTATTAAGCCTTGTTGCGGGTGATGTTATTGGAATAGACAAAGACGCTGATTCGATACTTTACGCAGAGAAGCAATTCCCCTTGTTGGCGTTTGAACAGATAGATTTGGAAAGGCAAATGTATGAAATAGAAGGAGGTTTTGATACAATCGTTTCTCTGGAAACAATAGAACATTTAGAGCGTCCCGAGAATTTCTTGGAAGCAATAAAGGGGAAGGAGCTAATATTCTCAATACCTATTAATTCTCCTAGTGAGTTTCATAAGCACGTCTATAAAGGCAAATGGGAAATAAAGACTTTCATTGAGTCTTTTGGGTGGGAAATTACAGATGAATGGTTACAAGACAACAAATATTTTGTAGGAAGAGCAGTATGACTAGAATAGCTTGTCTAGTTCCAGTAGGAGCGGATTATATGCCATACAAGACAGTAGCTTCAATGCTTGCAATGAGAATACCCCCAAATGTTGAAATGGGGTGGATATTCAGCAAATATTCACCAGTTGATAGAAATAGAAACTTACTTGTAGATGGTGCGATAGAAAGTAAAGCTGATATTGTGATGTGTTTAGACTCAGACCAAGTTTTTCCAGTTGATACAATTGTTAAGTTATACGATTGGATTAAGAAAGGTAAGAAGATAGTTGGGGGTTTGTATTTTCAAAAGAATCCTCCTTTTTTACCACTTGTATATCATTTAGGAAAGGATGGTCATAAGGGAAATAATATATTAGACTATCCAGACAAGATATTTAAGGTTGATGTACTGGCTACAGGTTGTTTAATGGTGGATGTTGAAGTCTTTAAGAAAATAGGGTATCCTTTCTTTAAGAAAGAGAATGTATGGGATTCTCGTGGTGAATTACCACACACAGGAGATGATTGGAGTTTCTGCTTAAAGGCAAAGAAACATGGTTATCAAGTATGGTGCGATCCAACTATTAAATGTGGACATCTTACGACAGTTGAGACTGAAGAAGATAATTTCCAATCGTTATTGAAAAACAATTTAATTTAGACAAAACAAAAATGTCATCAGGATTTAGAGACTGGATTCCAGATACTCCAGAAGTAATTGCTAGAGTTAAGGCAGAAAATGCTGGTACAAAAGCTGAGAAAAAGGCTATAACCAGAAAGTTGAAGAAATCATCGCCTGTGCAAGTTGTACAAACTCCAAGCGAGCCATCTGTACCTGTTAAGGATTTATCAAGAAACGCTTTGCTTGAAATTGCTAAGAAACAGGGTATGGAAATAAAGGGAAACGTAGCAAAGGAAACCCTAATTAGTAAACTCAAAGCTTCTGTTAGATAATAATTATTATCGTATTATAAAGAGTAGTCTAAACCACTACTCTTTTTGTTGACATCCAACATTGTTTATTCTATTCTTTAAGTACCCAATATTATCCTTGCCTTGTAGCGAGTATATTTTGTTATCTACACTACATGGCTGATATATTAAACACTTGGGCTAATCTTCATTTAAGTTTTGCATATAATTTAGGTCAGGATTCTGCACCAGCTACATCAACAGCAGAGTATGCAAAGCGTTCTCAATTTCTGAACGAGGCGAGATTTGATATTCTCAACGAACGTGGATGGTGGTTTTTAATAAAAGAAACAACTGATACAACGGTTGCAGATCAGACAGAATATACATTACCAACCGATTGTGGTGTTTTAGAACAACTCAGAATAGATACATCTCTTCCATATGAGAGAATACCTTATGAACAAAGAGACGTTTTTGGCTCTGCTTCGTGGGATATTAGACTGCCAGCAGCTTATGGTAAGGGAGTAAAGGGTAGGTTCTATGTGCTAGCTGGTAAGTTTGGAATACTTCCTTATCCTACATCAAGTGGAGACACAATAGACTTATTATATAGACAATCATTTGATGCTTTAGATTCAACTTCTTTAACAACAACATACTTAATTCCAGTCCAGTTTAGAATGGCTTGGGTTTATCTTGCGATTGCCTTCATGTGGGAATCAAAAGGTAGATTTGATAAGGGCGATTATTTTAGAAGCAAAGGAGAGATAGTCCTTGATAGGATGAGAAACTTTCATGCTGATTATGAACCAATTGGTTCAGTTTATGATCCTGATTTTGCACCGTAATGGCTAAAAAGAAGAAAACGACAAACAAATACGTTTTAGAAGAATATGCTGCAGGGTGGAATGGCGGTCTAAACACTTTCAATGCTGCATCAGAACTAGATATTGATGAGTTCTCGGAGGGTCTAAATATAATGTTTAGTGGAGATGGTCACATAACAAAAAGATATGGGATTAATAATTATGGTAGTGAAAATGATTCGAGGGTTAGAGGTGGGTTTAATTTTCGACAAGATGATGGAACTTCTACAGTATTAAGGTTTTCAAATGGAACTTTACAATATATAGACACAGATGGTTCTGCTGTAGATTTGACAGGTGCAACATATACAGTTGACTCTGATATGTTTTTTACTCAAATGAGAGAGAAAGTATATTTTTCAAATGGAGTTGAATCACTTGCTTATACAGATGATGGCACTACGATAACTTCCTTTACAGAACTTGCAACGCCAACATGGGCTGCAACGCCACTAACAGCAGGTGCAGGCTTATCAACTGGAACGATTACAGTTAGTTATAGAATAGCTGCCGTTAATGATGTTGGAGAAACTTTAGCGAATACTGCATCAACAATAACTGTAGATATAGATCCAGTAAATTGGGATGAAGCAGACGAGTACATGAGGTTAACTTGGGTGAGATTAACAACTGCAGGAACTGTTGGATATAAAATATATGGCAGATATGCCTCTGGGGTCAATGGTATAGGTGAAACGTATTTGGATTTTGTACAACAGCCAACATCAGGAACGAATGTAACATGGGATGATACAGGAGCTGATGACTTTCCAGCCTCGCTGGTAACAGTTCCACAGCTTGCCAATACAACTGGTGGTCAAATATTTGATTTGATATTTTCACAGGGAGGAAGACTGTATGGAGTTGATTGGGATACAGATCCTTCACAACTTTGGTTTAGTGCAGGTGGAGAACTTCCTAATAGTTTCTTGGTAACAGATGGCGGTGGATGGATTCGATACAATGCAGGAGATGGAGATAAGATAGTTGCTGTCTCTTCTGTTGGAGAAAAGATTATAGTTGCTAAGCAACACAGAATAGGGTCTTTAACAATTACATCGGTATCAGGAATTGCAGTACCTGCTATTGCTAATATTAACGAAATGACAGGTTTTGCTGGTTCAAGGTCATTTACAATTGCAAACAATGACATAGTTTATGTATCACCAGATAAGAAAGTAAGAGTACTTGGAAATCAACAGAACTATTTT